ACCAAGCGGTCTGGAAGGCGCCAAGGTGACGCGCATCCGCACACTGGCACGATACATCGACGGCACTAATTTTCCAGGCAACACCAATCCATACGGCACTCCAGATCCCACCGCTGAGTTCCCACGGGAGATCTACTACATCGACCGCAAGGTTGTTGAAACCCGAGACGTCATCGAGTTTGAGCTAGCAGCAGTATTTGATCTAATCGGCGTTCGCGCCCCAAAGCGTCAGTGCGTCAGCAACGTATGCCAGTGGAAATATCGTGGACCCGAGTGCGGCTATGCCGGCAACGCATACTTCAACACCAACAACCAGCCCGTTGCAACACTGGCTGAAGACGCCTGCGGCAAGCAGCTAAGCAGTTGTGAGCTGCGCTTTGAGCAGCAGTACCGCACTGGTTCTGTCACTACAGGCAGCAATATCCTCACGCTTACGCAGGCCAGTTCATTCAGCGCAGGCGATCCGGTTACAGGCTTCGGCCTACCCGCTGGCACGACTGTTTCAAGCGTGAGCGGCGCCCTAGTCACGCTAAGCCAGAACGCCACTGCGAGCACCGGCGTGGTGACAACTGGCACCATTCAAGGCAACTACACGCAGATTGTTGTTTCCAGTGCTACTGGCATAGCTCCTGGCATGACAGTATCAGGCAATTACCTACCAGCCGGCGCACAGGTGGTTGCGGTTTCCGGTACTACGGTTACGCTTAGCTCAACCGTAGACCTTACGCAATTCTTTAGCGTAGTCGGCTCTGCTACCTCACTGGTTACCGTTGACTTTGCAGTCTACTTTCCTCAAGGTACATCGCTTACTGTTGGGTGGTTTTTAGCTAGTAGTGTATTGCCTCTTAATAGATACGCTCAAATAACAAATATACGTTCTGTTACAACAAAAACATCGTCGGGTAGAAATACGCTTATTTCACGCTACACCATTGCAGATATAAGCCAAAACCAAGGAAGCAACGCTGATGCAGCATGGACTTTCTACGTTTTTGCCGGCATACCATCAGCCACCTACACATTCTTCGCAACTGACCAGTCCTACACATTCAGGGCCAACGCAAACCTACCGTTCGGCTCCTTCCCTGGCATTGGCACCTATACCACATGACCTGGCAAGACAAGGCGCTGGAACACGCGCAAGCTGAAGACCCCCGCGAGGCGTGTGGCCTGCTGGTCATCATCAAGGGCCGCAAGCGTTATGTGCCATGCCGCAATCTTGCAGCAAGCCCAAATCAATTCTTCATGCTGGACCCTGCAGACTGGGCGGATGCTGAAGACCAAGGCGAGATCGTCGCCATCGTGCATAGCCATCCATCAACACCGGCCCAGCCTTCACCAGCAGACCTAGCAGCGTGCGAAACCAGCGAATTGCCGTGGCATATCGTCAATCCCAAAACCGGGCAGTGGGGCGAATGCACGCCATCTGGCTACAAGGCGCCGCTAATTGGCCGCGAATGGGTGTGGGGCGTTCACGACTGCTGGACCCTCACCCGTGACTGGTACGCCGAGCGTGGCATCACGCTCCGCGATTGGGAGCGCTGCAACAACCCTGACGACTTCCAGCTATCGCCCTACTTTGACAAGTGCTGGAAGGACACTGGTTTCCGCGAGCTGGAGGAAGACGAAGAGCTGCAGCATGGTGATGCACTGCTTATGGCCATCAACAGCACGGGCCTCAACCACTGCGCCGTCTACCTTGGCAACCAAGAAGTGCTGCACCACATCCAGCACCGCCTGAGCGGACGTGACTTTTATTCCGGCTGGCTCCTAAAGTGTACGGGTAGGAGGTTGCGTCATGCTGCGTAAAATCAAGCTATACGGCAAGCTCGCAAAGTTCATCGGCCATCGTGTGCTTGAAGCCGATGTGGCAACCGCAGCCGAGGCCGTGCGATTCCTAGTCGCGAACTGGCCTGAGCTGGAGCGCCACATGGCTGACCAGCATTACCGCGTAAGTGTCGGCACCTACGACCTCGAGCTAGAAGAGCTTCACGATCCCGCCGGCCAACAAGAAATCAAGATCGTACCTGTGATGGCTGGCGCTGGCGCAACGGGGCGAATCATTGCGGGGATTGCGTTGATTGCCATCGGCTTGTTTGTCCCTGGCATCGGCGCATTAGGAGTGCAGATTTTGGTTGGCGTCGGCGCCAGCCTCGTTCTTGGCGGCGTCGCCCAGCTACTGACGCCTACACCAAGAGTACCCACCGGCCCCGACACACAAAACGATCCACGCAAGAGCTACAGCTTCAGCGGCATTCAAAACACCAGCCGTCAAGGCGTACCGGTGCCCATCGTCTACGGTGAAACCATCGTTGGCAGCGTGGTCATCTCCGCTGGCATTGACACCGTGCAGGTGCAGGCATGACCATCATCGGCGCAGGCGGAATGGGCGGTGGCGGCAAAGGTGGCGGTGGCGGCGCTGCTCGCACCCCAACCACTGCAAACGACAGCCTCGACTCAACCCAATACGCGCAAGTTGTTGACCTGATTAGCGAGGGCGAAATTGCAGGACTGAAGGATGGCTTCAAAAGCATCTTTCTGGACAACACGCCGCTGCAAAATACAGACGGCACCTTCAACTTTCAAAACGTCACGATCTACACGCGCAATGGCACCCAGAATCAAGATGCCATCCCTTTTGCTGGTGTAATCGAGGATGAACGTCCGGTCAGCGTAACGGTCCGCAACGATGGTGCCGTCACTCGCACCATCACCGACTCACAAACTGAAGCAGTCCGCGTCACCATCACGGTGCCGCGCCTAGAGCGCATCACCAACGAGGGCGACACCGTAGGCGAATCAGTCCGGCTGCAGATCGCCATTCAATACAACGGTGGCGGCTTCACTACCGTCATCGATGACACCATCGCAGGGCGATCCGGCGACCTGTACCAGCGCGATTACTTGATTGCCCTAGCTGGCACGTTTCCGGTGGATGTCCGGGTGACGCGCATCACGCCTGACAGCAATGACCTACGGCTGGCCAATGAGTTCTCTTGGTCCAGCTACACAGAAATCATCTACGCCAAGATCGCCTACCCCAACAGCGCACTGGTTGGCATCCGCATCGATGCCGAGCAGTTCAACAGCATCCCCAGCCGCAGCTATCGCGTGCGTGGCGTCAAGGTGGTCGTACCCAGCAATGCAACCGTCGATCAAACCAACGGCCGCATTACCTACGCAGGCGTCTGGAATGGCACGTTCGGCGCTGCCCAATGGACCAGCGACCCGGCATGGATATTGTGGGACTTGCTGACCAGTACTAGATACGGCTTCGGTGAGCACATCACCGCCGCAAGCCTAGATAAGTTTGCATTTTTCTCGGCGTCGCAGTATGCCTCCGAACTGGTGCCGAATGGCTTCGGCGGCTACGAACCTCGATTCTCCTGCAACACCAACATCCAAACGCAGGAGGATGCGTACAAGCTGATCAACGATATGTGCAGCGTGTTTCGCGTGATGCCCTTCTGGGGCCTCGGCTCGCTGACCGTTGCCCAAGATAAGCCCGTCGATCCGGCCTACCTGTTCACGCTGGCGAACGTCACCGAGGAAGGTTTCAGCTACAGCAACAGCAGCCTCAAGACGCGACCCAATGTTGCCGTAGTCAGCTACCTCGACTTGGAACTACGCGACACTGTATTTGAGGTAGTAGAAGATGCTGAAAACATCGCCAAGTATGGCGTCATCAAAACTGAAATCAGCGCCTTTGCCTGCACCAGCCGCGGCCAAGCACGACGCATTGGCGAGTGGATTATTTACTCCGAGCGCTACGAAAATGAAACCATCACATTCACAACCAGCGTTGATGCCGGTGTTGTAGTACGGCCAGGCCAGGTAATTGAAGTAGCCGATCCAGTCAAGGCTGGCGCAAGGCGCGGTGGGCGCATCTCTGCTGCAACCACAACGGCCATCACTGTCGATGACGCCACCGGCCTAACGGCATCAGGCGCTCAACTGTCGGCAATCTTGCCTGACGGCACCGTTGAGAAACGCACAGTTTCATCCATCGCCGGCAATATCATCACGGTATCGAGCGCATTTACCACTGCGCCAAATGTAAACAGCGTCTGGGTCTACGAAACCAGCAACATCCAGCCTTCAACGTGGCGGGCGCTAGCCATCCAAGAGCAGGACGGCATCAACTACAGCGTCAGCGCACTATCGTATAACTCCAGCAAGTACGATTACATTGAGCGCGACCAGCCGCTACAGCAGCGCGACATAACAGACCTGAACATTATCCCCGAACCGCCAACCAATCTAGCCGCTACAGAATTGCTATACGATGGCGGCGGCATTGCCAAGAGCAAGCTTGTTGTTGATTGGCAGCCAGTGCTAGCAGTTAAGGACTACAAGATCCGCTGGCGCTACGGGGCTGGCAACTGGAACATATTTAATATCTCGCGGCTTGACTTTGAAATTCTAGACACATCCCCCGGCGTTTACACGATTGAGGTTTATTCAATTGGCGCCAACTTAAGACCATCGCTGCAACCTGCACTGCTGACATTCCAAGCATTTGGCAAGACTGCGCCACCCGCAGACGTAGTAGGCGTCAGCCTGCTTGCAATTGACGAGGCAAGCGCCATCATCAGCTGGGAACGCGCCACTGAGCTTGACGTATTGCTAGGCGGCAAAGTATTGATCCGGCACAACGTTGCGATTGTTACCCCTGCATGGGAGGACTCACAGGATATTGTGCCGGCGGCTGCAGGCAGCCAAACGCAGAAGCAAGTGCCCCTCCTCGAAGGCAGCTACCTACTGAAGTTTGAAGATGACTTTGGCAACCGTTCTGTAAATGCCACCGCAGTAGTAGTAGACCTACCTACACCACAGCCACGTTTTTTGGTGAAGGCATACGCAGAGGACCAAGAGACGCCACCGTTTAGCGGCAACGTCACGGGGATGTATTACGACCGTGACCTAGACGGAATTGTGATTGACTCTGGGCAGCTTGTAGATAGCATGGCGACAGACGGCAATTTTGATGCTCTTCCGTCTATTGATGTTATTGGCGGCGTCAATCCTGCCGGTGAGTATGAATTTGGTAGCTCATGGGATATGGGCAGCGTCTTTGACGTAAATATCAGGCGGCGTTTTGTGGCACGACCGATTCTGCCTGGCCAGTTATTTGACGACAACACACTGCTAATCGACAAGTGGCCGGAAATTGATGAAGGCAATCTTGACAGGGTAAACGCAGAGATGTATGTGCGCACTACCAATGACGATCCCGCCGGCACTCCTGTCTACGGAGACTGGAACCAGTTTGCAAATGCCATCGTGCGCGGCAGGGGCTTCCAGTTTAAAACCATTGCCACATCAAGCGATCCTTCAATAAACATCCTGATCGACGAGCTTGGCGTGGAGATGGAGCTACAGCTATACACTGAGCAATCAGCAGTGCTTACTAGCGGCGCCAGCACCTACGCCGCCACCTTTACCAATGCCTTCTACCAGGCACCCAACATCGGCATTACGGCTAGCAATATGGCCACTGGCGATTTTTTCCTGATCACGGCAGTGACACGCCTTGGATTCACTGTAGAGTTTAAGAACAGTGCTGGCACAGCCGTGAGCAAACAGTTCAGCTATACTGCCATTGGATACGGCAAGGAGATCTAAGCAGTGGCACAGCACGATTACAACATTGCCAACCAGTCAGGCGCCGCCTTCCGCGCTGACTTGAACAACAACCTGGCCGCAATCGTCAGTCAGAACAGCGGCGCCGCCCAACCCAGCACTACCTATGCCTACCAGTGGTGGGCAGATACAACCACTGGATTGCTGAAGATCCGCAATGCCGCCAACAGTGCTTGGATCACCTTGTTTCAGCTCGACGGCGAGTGGAGCACGCTGGCAGTAGAGAACGGCACGGCCGCAGCACCATCGATCTACTTCAAAGATAGCGGCACCGATACCGGCATCTACAGCCCCGGCGCAGACCAACTAGCCTTCAGCACTGGTGGCACGGGGCGGCTGTCCATTGATGCAAGTGGAAATGTAACCGGAACCAACACAGTTCTAGCCCCACGTTTTGAGGGAAACACGACAACTGATTCAGGCACTCCTGATGCAGTGTTTCGGGTCAACCGTACACATACTGGAGCAGCCTCTCCGCATGGTTTTCGTGAGCAGACTGCATTTAATCCGACTTCGGCTGGCGTATCCGCTTGCTGCTTTGACGCAGACTTAACATCAGGCGGTACACAAAACCAAGACCATACCATTGGATTTCAATCAAGAAATAGCCACAGCGGTACTGGAACACTAACCAACCTTCAGGGCTTTGGTTCGTATTTAAGAGCCAACGGCCCCGTCACCAATTCACACGGGTTGGAGGTCATCTCGGTTACCGGCAGTGGCACAGTGACAAACGAATACGGGGTTTTCATTCAAAACCTTACAAAAGGGACGAATAAATATCCTATTTTTATTGCCAATAATGCAGGAACAAATAGCATAGGAGCGGCTACTAATTTTAACGGTTTAGGGCAGGTGTCAATTGGTGGCACTGCTAGATTGTTCCTGGGAGATAGCAGCAATGGCTATAAATCTATTGCTTACAACCATAATATAAACGATAACACTTACCACATTACTGATGTTATCCAGTCAATTTACTTTGGCCCTGGTGACATTACTTTTAGGGCCGCCCCTTCTGGTACGGCTGGAGCAACCCCAACTCTCACAAACATCCTAAACATTAAGACTGACAGCACAAGCGGTTCATACCGGGCTGTCTATCCGGCAACGGATAATGTTTCTAACTTGGGAGTCAGTGGCCTCCGCTGGAAAGAAATCTTCTGCGCCAACGGTACAATCAACACCTCCGACGCACGGGTTAAAACTGAGGTCAGGGAACTAACTGTTGCAGAAATTGCAGCGTCCAAGGATTTGGCCAAGGAAATTGGCGCCTACAAGTTCCTTGAGTCAGTTGCCAAAAAGGGTGACGCAGCTCGCACACATATCGGCATGACCGTGCAAAGGTGCATTGAGATCATGGAGCATCACGGCCTTGATCCAGTGGCCTATGGCTTCATCTGCTACGACCAGTGGGAGGACGAGTACGAAGAAGTTTCAGCGGTCCCTAGCTGGATTGAGGACCCGGAAACCGGAGAACTGGTGCAAGGCCCCGATAAGGAACCAGCACACCGCAAGCTGACCAGGGAAGCGGGTGATTTGTACTCGTTCCGCACCGAACAGCTTTTGCTGTTCATTGCTCGCGGCTTTGAGGCAAGGCTTTCTGCGCTTGAACGGCACTGATACATTCGCCGTCGGCAGCACTCACGCCCACGCCGCCGCGGGAAGGCCCGATCCTTTTGCTCGTTACAATGGGATCAGGACCGGATCAGCCGATGGCGGACGAACCTAAATCAGTCGGCGGCGTCCTCGTTGCTTCCCGCCGCCAACGACGGCACCTACGCCAGCTCCGCCTACGGCTCTATCGGCTTGGAGCAGCCTGAAGGTGACGTCATCCCTTACGCTGACCTCACTCCCGAGATCGTCATTGGCTGGGTGCAGGAGAATCTTGGCGGCGCCAAGAAGGTCACCGAGATTGAAGCTGCCCTACAAGCGCAGATTGACCAGCAGCGCACACCGACCACTGCTCAGGGTATGCCGTGGTCAAGGTAAGTAGGTAGACTGGCACCATGGCCATCTCACCCGGCATCTACAATATCAGCCTGCAACGCCGGGCGGACTACAGCATCACGCTGCAGTTCAAAGACAGCACTGCCGCAGCAATCAACTTAACCGGCTGGATCGTCGCCGCACAAGCTTGGAACCAAGCCCGCACGACGAAATACGCCGATTTCACGGTTACCTACACAGACCGCGCGACTGGCACCATCGCCATCGCTCTGACAGACGAACAAACAACTACATTTCCCGACGAAGCATATTACGACGTACTGTTAACCAACCCTTCCGGCCTAAAAGAGTATTACCTCGAAGGCACTATCTATGTGTCCGAGGGTTACACTGCATGACTACCGTAAACGTCAGCGCCGTAACCAACACTGTCACCGTTACTGAAAACGGCAGCAGCACGATTGTCACGGTTCCTGTTACTAGCACTGTTACAGCAGTTACTCAAGGTCCGCAAGGGCCGGCAGGTGGAGCTGCGTTTGTTTTTGAACAGGCTTCACCCGCAAATACATGGACTATCAACCATAACCTTGGCTATAGGCCATCAGTTGAGCTGCTTGATGCTGGTAGTCAGGAAATTGACGGAGATGTGACGCATCCATCGGTCAACCAAACTGTTGTTACACTGAATCCAGCGTCCGCTGGGTTAGCCCGTCTGATCTGACATGGCACGAAAGTTTTTTACCGACCTAGACCTGCAAAGCACGTCAAAGGTCATCAATGTTCCATCACCAAGCGCATCGGGTGATGCTGTATCCAAGTCCTATGTGGACTCGCTAGTAGAGGGCTTGGCGTGGAAGGACAGTTGCCGTGTTTCCACCCAGTCAAACCTCAACCTGAGCAGCCCTGGCGCCACTATCGATGGCATCACGATGGCCAGCCAAGATCGGGTGCTGGTGCGAGCGCAATCCACCGCATCCGAAAACGGCATTTACGTCTGGAACGGTGCTAGCACCGCCATGACCCGCTCGCTAGATGCAAGCACTTTTGCCGAGCTGGAGCAAGCCGTCACCACCGTCGAGGAAGGCACCAGCGCTGCTACGACATGGCGCCAAGATCAAATTAACGGCACCATCGGCAGCAGCTCGATTAGCTGGGTTGCTTTTGGAACTGCAGCACCCGCCGCCAGCGAGAGCACCGCAGGCATCGCTGAACTGGCAACGCAAGCCGAAACCGACACCGGCACCGACGACGCTCGCATCGTCACCCCACTCAAGTTGGCCAACTGGTCCGGTCGTCTGCGTAAAGTATCCAGCAGCGTTGGTGACGGCAGCGCCACCAGTTATACCGTGACTCACAACTTGAATACGAGAGATGTGATTGTGCGGGTATTCCCTAACTCAGGCGACTACGACGACGTGGAAGTGGATGTACAGCGCACGGGCGTAAACACTGTGGCAGTGGTGTTTGCCACTGCTCCTACGTCTAACGCCTACCGCGTAGTGGTGATTGGCTGATGAGCCGTAACTTTCTCACGCCCATTGCCCTTCCTGCTGGCACGACGTCAAACGCGCCGCTGAAACTGCAGTCAGGCACTAGCCTAACGACAGCAGCTGCCGGCGCTGTCGAGTTTGACGGCAAGGTTTTATACAGCACACCAGCCAGTCGCGGCGTATCGCCGTCAATGATGTTTTATAGGTTAAATAGTAACTTTGCTGGGGCAAATAGTTCTACCGCGCAGTCACTGTTTAATGTTGGCGTAACGCTAGAGGCAAGTACGGTTTACGCCTTTGAAAGTTTTTTGATTCTCCAGAAAACCGCTGGCACCACAAGCCACACAATTGGACTTCTGTACGGCGGTACTGCAACCAACAACAACATTGGTTATTTTTTTACATCCACCAGGGACAGCACTGCGGCAAGTTCTGGATCAAGTGGTACATTCACCACAGCAGCTGGCTGGAATACAACCACTGCAAACATTGTTTTGACCGGTGCTATTACTACTGCTAATTCCACTCTTACAGCAATAACCAGAGGCACAATCAGCATCAACGCTGGCGGCACGTTTATCCCCCAGTACAAGTTATCCGCAGCGCCAGGTGGCGCCTATTCCACAGTCGCAGGGTCTTTTTTCGCTATCTGGCCCATCGGCGCCGCTGGCGCCAACACTTCTGTTGGATCGTGGGCTTAACGGCTAGCATGACACCATGATCGAGGTCATCGCTGCTATCGCTGGAGCATCCATCAGCGTGGCTGCGATGGGCGCGATGGGCTTCGGCAAGCGCAACGATGAAGCGCGTGATGCTGTCATCCGCCTTACCTCAGCAGTGGAGCACATTGCCTTACAGCTAGAAGCAATGCACGTCGACATAAAGGATGACCGCCGCGAAACCTATACCCGCCTTAACGCAGTCGAGCAGCGCGTCAGCAAGCTTGAAGGCAGATGAATGAACGCAGCTACCTACTTCGCTGTTTGGTGGGGTTACTAGCAGCAGGCATCACCATTGGCGGTATCGACCTTACCGTTTGCCGTGTTCGCACTCCATCCAACTGTGATCCGCAGTCTTCAGCTGTCTATGCTGCGGTAGGTACAGCCGCTGGTTGGATTGGCGGCATCCTCACCAAGTCACCGCAATGACCAACATCTTCCGTACCATTGCACTAGATCTAGGTCGCACCCTGCTCAAGCTGGCGGTGGATCGTGCGCTCCGCAAAGAGCTGCCCGCCATCTTCGCCAAGCTCGACATAGAGTTGCCCTCGATGTTGGTAGATCACGCCAAGCCGCTTGAGGTGCAGGCGGTGGTTACTGATGTCGTTGAAGAGAAACTTGGTGCCATTGCTACAGCCACCCAAGTAAGCGCGGTGCTGGGCCTATACGATCCCGTTAAGGCTGCACTCCGCAACCTCAAGCGATGACTTACGCCACTGTCCGCGCCGCTGCTGAGCACATCGCCAGAGCTGGCAAGATCACGCCGCATCAGCTGGCGGCGTTTTCAGCGCTGGATCAGGGCCTGAGCGACGCGCAGCGTCAAGAGTTCACCGATCTGTGGAGAGCGGCGGGAAGTCCGGCGGCGCAGCAGTCCGACCTAGCTGCAGCGCTGAAAATTATCAAGGAGTTTGAAGGCTGTCACCTTGATGCCTACGCCGACCCGTTGCACGGCTGGGACGTGGCAACGATCGGCTACGGAACAACCAGCTACCCCGATGGCCGCAAGGTCAAGCAGGGCGACAAGATCAACGTTATCGAGGCGGACATGCTGCTTCGCCAAGAAGTCGACCGCATTGTTGAGAAGCTCCGCGCAACTGTGCCGTTTTGGGTGGCAATGGCCGATCACCAGAAATGCGCGCTGATCTCGTTTGCTTACAACCTCGGCAGCGGTTTTTATGGCGCGTCGGGATTTGAAACCATCAGCCGCGAGCTGCGCGCCAAGGATTGGGCTGCAGTGCCCGCTGCCCTGCTGCTTTACCGCAACCCTGGCACCAACGTTGAGGCTGGCCTGAAGCGGCGCCGCGAGGCTGAGGGCAGGCTATGGGGCGGCGCACAGCCGCAGCAACAGCAACAGCAACCTGCCAAGCTAAGTCCCAGCAGCCAGTTCAGCCGGCGCATCACGCCGCACATCACCATTGGTGAGTTTGCGCTAAATCAAGAAGCCCGGCGGTTTAATCACCAGTTTCAAGTTGACACCGCCGTCGAGCTGGCTGCGTTCCTTGAGCGCGTGCGCGTTGCCTTTGGTGGCAAGCCGGTGATCATCACGTCGGGTTATCGCAACGCAATCATCAATCGTTCAGTTGGTGGCGCCAGCGGTAGTGAGCATCTCTACAACGCTCCCAGCGTTGGTGCGGTGGATTTCTACATTCAAGGCGCAGACATCAACGCAGTCCAGGCATGGTGTGATAAGGAGTGGCCTTGCAGCGTCGGTTATGGCGCAGCGAAGGGATTTTTGCATCTAGGCATTCGCGGTGCTGCTAGGCCCCGTATTCGCTGGGATTACTGAGATGAACTCCGAACGCACCTACCAATGCCGCCGCACAAAAGCGTGCCGGGCGTGGATTGCTGAATCCGAAATTGAATGGGTGCAAGTCTCTAGCGGTCGGCGGCCTGTGTGTAAGCCGGGGATGTGCCCTAAGGGAAATCGAAGTGATACGACCGCAGAATTACTGGCCCTGCAGCTGGAGGTGCGGCGACTGAAGGCCACTGCCAAGAGCGCCAACGATGGCCAAGAGCGAGCAATCAATGAGGTAGAGCGACTACAGGAGCAATTGAGCACAGCGTTGGGCATCGTGGATTGTCCGGCCGATTTGGTAATTTTGCCGCCATTGATAACTGCCGTTTCTAAATCAGTGCCGGTGCTGTTGTGTTCCGATTGGCACTGTGGTGCGGTAGTGCGTCCAGCATCGGTTAACGACCTTAATGAGTTTGACGTAACTATCTTCCACGAACGCGCTCAGGGATTGTTTCGCAATGCGCTCAAGGTGGTCAATATGGTCCGATCAAGCGTGACCATTACCGAAATGGTGGTCTGGCTCGGAGGTGACCTAATTGACAATTGGTTACATCCTGAGCAGGTGCAGATGCAAGAGTTAAGCCCAACCCAGCAAATCATTGAATGCGAGCGGGCCGTTGTGGCGGGACTTAGCTACTTGCTAGACCATGGCGACTTTGAGCGCCTGATCGTGCCGTGCAGCCACGGCAACCACGGGCGCACCACCCAGAAAATGCAAGCCGACAACAGCCACGCCACCAGCTACGAATGGTTGATGTATCAAAGCTTGCAGCGGCACTTTCGCAATGAACCGCGCATCAGCTGGCAGATCGCTGACGGCAACGTGACCTACTTGACCGTGCTAGGCCAAGTGCTGCGCTTTCATCACGGCGATGCCTGCCGCTACCAAGGCGGCATTGGTGGGCTAACAATTCCGCTCACAAAATGGATTCACCGTGCGGATCAAGCGATTCGTGCTGACCACACTTTTAATGGTCATTTTCATCAGCTAACGCTGGGCCCGAATTGGTCGGTTAATGGCAGCCTGATCGGGGCGACCGCCTACGGCCTAAAGCTGGGATTCGCACCAGAGCGACCGCAGCAGCTGATGCGGTTCATTGACTCTCAGCGTGGGTTCACAATCTCGGCGCCTATCCTCACCGACTGAATGGATCATCGGATTGATGGTGTTAACCTGATCCCTAAACGCAATGCAAAACATCAATTTAGACAACGCATCTTTGACGCATGGCAGCATTGCTGCGCATATTGTGGCGCAGCAGCGGATACGTTAGATCACATAAAGCCACGCCATAAAGGCGGCGCAACTATTGTCAGTAATTTGGTGCCGGCTTGCAAAAAATGCAATAGATGCAAAGGTAGCCAGCAATGGCAAGAATGGTTTAAGCTACAAAGTTTTTGGTCCGCAACACTGGAGGGGGAGGTGCAGCAATGGATGGACAGCAACTATTAATCATTTGATGATAAAAAACTAATGCCTGCCAATCTTGTTGGTGTTCTTTACACATTCCAGCAACACATACCCGCCAAACATAACCAGAGCCGGTGTATATTTTTTCAATAGTAGGTTGCGGCATGACAGCCCCCAAGCTTTGACAGCTTGATTAGCTTAGGTCGCCAAGTGGAGTGCCATTTAGTTCCTTCCCTTTGTTGAGCATCATCTTTAATCTAAACAGCGCCATGCGTTCAATTTGCTGCACCCGTGATGGCGCAACACCAACCTTTGCGGAAATCTCGGCCCAAGTCAGTGGCTGCTGCAGCCTACGGCTGCGCACTATAAACTTTGAGCGGTCGTCTAAATACTTATCAATCAACTCAAGCATCTCCTGCGCTTGATAGCTGATGCTAAGTTCATCCATATCTACTAATGACTGCGGGTCGGCAATCAAATCAATCAGCGCCAAGGTTTCGCTGCCTGCTGTTATTGCATCCAAGCTGCATACCGTATGACTGCGGCGTAGTGCATCATGGATAGCGTTTACGTCAACGCCAATATGGTCTGCTACTTCCGATAACGTTGGTGTGCGGCCAATGCGATGGCCAAGGTCTGATGTAGTACGGGCAACCTTAGCTAAAAGCTCATGCAACCCAGTTGGCAATCTAATCATTGCATCATTCTGCGATAGCGCACGTTGGATGCCTTGCTTTATCCACCAGTAGGCATAAGTTGAAAACTTGTAGCCGCGTGATGAATCAAACAGCTCAACAGCACGGGCTAACCCGATATTACCCTCCTGGATGAGGTCCATAATCTCAAGTGATTTGCGTTTGCGGTTTTCGTACTTCTTTGCTACATGCACCACTAGCTGTAGGTTGCATTGCATAAACCGCTCGCGGGCGCGTTGACCGCTACGCACCAACCGCTGCTCCGCATCCGTCAGCGGACGCTCTAGTTCTTGCAGCTCACGCATCCTGGCGATACGTCTGCCGTATTGGATCTCCTGGTCCACCGTGAGCAGTGGATAACGCGCAATCTCGTTAAGGTAGCTGTTGAATGATGATGACATGGCTAGTCCGCGAGGCTTGCGGTGGCATAGGCCGCGCATGACGTAGCAAAGAAACCGCCAGCCTCAGGGATCCCCATGGTGCATGACCGGACGCCGCACCAGTGAACGCACATACCGCAGTGGGAGCGGTGTGGGGCGCCCACTATGTCAATCCAATGCGGCAGCGGCGTATCAGCTAACTCAGATGCAGTAGGTGGCGAAACGTGTTTCCAGTTCTTGTAGATCACTGCATTGCGCAGTGTCTGAACGCCAACTTTCCAATGCCTAGCGCATAGCGGCAAGGTGCCAACAGGGCCTTTCATCACATAAATGCGAGCAAGGCGCACTTGCTCTTCAGTTAGGCGAGCGTTGTAGCATTTCTCACCGCGTTCTAT